AAAAAATTTTTACATTATATTTGTCGCAAATTTATACTTAATATAATCATATAAATTAATGTAATTTATTAACTTTAATATCTCGCGCTTACATCAAACGCACTAAATCCTTTATGTTTAATTATATAATATAAAGGTTATAATATTATATAATATAGTTTACTAACTATAAACTCTTTCATCTACACTCTTCCAATCCGGTAATTTTATTGCAATACCATGATTTAACCAAAAATTGATCATTTTTTCCCTATTATTTTCATAATATTCTTGACCATGTGTAAACATTAATTCAATGGCACTATAACATACCTCCAAAGAAGCTGCAATTGGATCTTTAAATTTTTTATCACGCCAATTACAAGTTTCTTCCACAACATCTTTATCCATTTTCATAATCCAAACCCCCCTATATTTATGTAAATCAAATGTACATTTAAGAAAAGTAGTAGCTGGAGAAGTTATACTATTATAAGGCGTACTCAAATCGGTTTTAAGTGAATTAGTAAATTTAATACCATATAAATTAAAATTTTCTTGTAAGCTAACTAAATTAAAATCACTTACAACTTGTTTTTTAACTGACATAATTAAATCATCTCCATAAGTTACTAATCTAACATTATTATTAAATGCCTGCATCGAAACTAAATCAAATTTTTTTAATTTTGTAAAAATATCAATCCACATTAATCTAATATATAAACTATTTACCAAAGAATTAATTTCAACCGTAATAGGGTTACCACTAGGCATACCACCAAAACATTTATATAATAAATTTAACATTAAATGTTGTGCATTAATAACTTCTCTACAAATAGTCATTCTAATCATATTATTAACATCATTATCAACTTCTTTATTATACTTATACCACATATTTATTAATTCAAATACTTTTATAACACATTGAGGTGATAATGTATCTCCAAATTTACTATAATCAGCAGTAACAATGTTATTTCCATATTCCAACAAATAATTAGCCAATTTATCTGATTCCATTCCTTGATAATCCATTCCTATAGCCACTTCTGTTTCGAATCTTCCATTCCTATAAGCTGC